CCCTAAAGACTAGGCGCTACAAGCCTAATTTTAATGTCAATAGTATTTGTTAAAGAAAATTTTTTTCCATTAGAGATCTATAATTTTATTGTGAAAGAAATTCTATCTGTTGAATATAGTCCTCCTCCTAAATGGTCAGGAGAACAGTATCAAGGTAATTATTGGAATACTCATACTTTACCAAAAGGATGTGAACTGCAAACAAAAATGAAAGAACTTGTCGCAGAACATTTTTATTTTAAAGATGATTTTAGTTATATAGATTCTTGGTACACAATGGTGGGAGCATCAGATCAACCTAGACCTCACATCGATGAAAGCTGGGGGGCAACTCATCAACTTTTAATTTATATGCATGGCGAAGAATCTAGAAACAACGGCACAGGTTTTTATCATGTGACCGATGATGATCAATTAGAATTAAGTTATCATATTGGTTTTAAAAAAAACAGAGCAGTTTTTTACACCTCTGATGTATATCACGCGCCTCTTCAATGGGCCGGTGGTGGTTCTTTTAGATACTCTATTGCTAATTTTTTAAAAAAATCAAGTTAAGCGCTACAAGCTTCGCATTCAGCCTCCGCCTCATTACCATCTACATTAAAACTTGTATTTTTCTTTTCAGAAGAATTCTCACACCCGCATCCGTTCTTGTGATCTTTTAATTCTTTCTCTAGTCTTAAATTGTCTCTCTCAACCGCCATTAGCCTTTCGTGATACCGTCCTGTCTTATCGGCAAGGACAGCGATAGCCTTCAATACCTCTTGATTTTCCATTTTTTTCTCCTAATTTGTAATTTTGGGTGAGAACCAATTTAAACACATCGTTGATTTAAATCAAGATGATTAATGTCAAATTGTGATAATAGTTTTCTTGACAAAGGAAATGTGATATGGAAGAGGACAGAATATGAGTGAGAAAGAGAACGACACCACAGTAAAAACTTGGCACGATAAGATGCATATTTTCGGCCGGATTATCTGTAAATATAAAATGGAAATAGATCTCATTGATGACTTAAATCACAAATATGAAGATGCCTTAAAGAAGACAAATTTATTAACTTCTCATGGTAAAAATCTTGCGGGAAGACTTGATTCCGAATTGGATGTATTGCCCATACTTCAGAGCTGTAAGATATTTAAAAAAATAACACAGTGCATGGGTGATTTTGTTGACACGTGCATTAGACACGGCATATGCAGGCCAGGACCCCATAATCTCGACATACTTTCGTGTTGGGTGAATGACATGAAACCAGGGGAATACAATCCGTGCCACACCCACAATGAAAATATTGGCTATTCCGCTAATCTGTATTTAAAAATTCCTGAATTCATTAATGATGTGAAGGAGCCACATAAATTCAAGGATGGCCGAATAACATTTATCTCTCCAGGTTCCACCACCTCAGAGTCTATCCTTCCAGAAGTAGGTGATTTTTATATTTTTGCAGCGGATCATATGCATTGTGTTTATCCTTTCAAAACGAAGGATCCGAATGACATTCGACGCTCTATGCCTATAAATTTTATGATTAACAACACGGTTCAAGGAACCGTCATATGACAATATTTTTTGATAGAAAAATTAAATTCTGCGGGATAGATAACAGATACGAAAAAGTGTGGCCCCATCCCAAACCCGCGACCAACTTCATTCCTGAGGAATATAAAAAATTAGAAAAACTCCATAAAGGCGACTTGAAAACAGCGACCGTTAAGGCGTGCATGCCTTTTCTTGACGCGATGGGGGCTGGATACATCATACCTTTCGACCAAGATTATGTATTTGATCCCACAGAAACAGAATTCACAATCACTCCCGCGAATAAAGACCGATCTGATATTAGTATTCATAAGAAGATTCAAATTCCTAAAGAATGGCATCATAAGGTTGGAGAGTACGCTGGTAAGTTCATTAATAAATGGATAATTGTAACCCCTCCTGGATACAGTTGCTTGTTCACTCAACCAATGAACAGGTTGGGAGAAGACCGTTTTCAACTTATCAACGGAATCGTTGACACCGACACTTACATCGCCCCGATTAATTTTCCTTTCATTCTTCATAAAAGGGATGAGCAGTTTATGGTTAAAAAGGGACAACCCTGCGTCCAAGTCATTCCTTTTAAAAGGGAAACATGGAAAATGTCATCAGGTTTTTACTATGAAAAAAGACACGTAGAGACATCAAATCTGCTCGATAGTGAGTTCATTGACAGATATAAAAAAATGTTCTGGCACAAGAAAAGTTTTAAATAAGACAAGTTAAATATGGAAGAACAACCCATAATAAATAATCTATTTGGAAAATCCATTTATAAAAATTCCATAAAAAATCATGAAAGCATTAATGAAGAAATTATTCCCCATATAGAGAAATTTGCAAAAGAAAAACCCGGACTACTCGCTACTACGACTGATACATTACTTGGTGATCCCCAATTAGACAAGGCTGTTGATAATCTGCATCAAGATGAAAAATACAGGAGTCTTTTTAAAAAGCTACAAGAGCAGATCAAAGAATTTTTTAATGCTAAGGGGTATAGCGCGGAAAAATTTGATATTCATGTTACCAAATCATGGATTGCTTATTCAATTAAAGGTCAATGCGTCCCTTCCCATAAACACACAGCAAGTCATTATAGTTGTTGTTATTATGTTAGAAATAATGAAATGGGAAATTTAAAAATAGAACAAGACTATGCTGATATAACAGGATTTTTCATTCCTTCAACGGATGAGTATTTTTCTAGCTGGAATCAATTTAATTTTGCAAGTTATGTTCTGCCAGTAAAGACAGGGGACTTTGTTATTTTTCCAAGCGGAATGGTACACTCGACTGAAATTAATACAAAGAATGAAGCGAGAATATGTATTTCGTCAGATATCTTATTTACTATGAAAAAAGGAGTCAGTGCGGAACATTGTATTCCTCATCCTCACGGATGGCTGACAGTTTCATAACCAGCTATAATGATAATACCTACACAAAATTATATAAAATGCTATGAAAACATACTAGATCCTGAAGTATGCAAGAAGATAGTCGAGGAAGATAGTCATAATTTTGAAGATGCCTTGACACTTGACGGAATAAAAAGTTCTCAGCGAAGATGCTATAGAAAGATTATTGATAAAAAATTTGACCCCCTTATTTTTGAGGGTGCTGGCAAAATTTTACAACTCTATTTAAAAGAGTTTAAAAATTTATCCTTTGGATTATCTTGCGAAGACACGGGATACGACCATCTACTATACAAGGGAAAAGAAAAAGGAGAATATAAAGAACACGTGGATCATTTTGATCTGCATCCCCGTATATTATCATGCTCGATTATTTTAAATGATGAATATGATGGAGGGGATTTTTCTTTTTTTGAGGGAGGGTATGTTGTTACAAAAAAAACGGGAAGCGCTGTAGTGTTTCCCAGTAATTTCTGCTTTCCCCATTCAGTGACTCCTGTCACTAACGGAGATCGTCATGCCATTGTGACTTGGTTTCATTAATGAAAGAAAAGTATAAATATGTTAAAGACTTTATTTCTTTAGATATATGTGATTTTTTAACAACTTTTTCGTATAAGATAAAAAGCTTATTGCCAGGAGATGGTCAGATACCTCAATCTCACGCAGAACATTCAAAAGATAATGTACTTTATGCCCATTTACTAGATTTTTGTTTAGATAAAATGAAAAAAGAAACCCAGTTGAAATTAAAACCTATATATTGTTTTAATAGGATTTATTTACCAGGGGCAGATTTAAAAAAACATACGGACAGGGAAGCTTGTGAAATAAGCGCCTCAATAACTTTAAATTATTCCTACGCTGACCCCTCATATAAGTGGCCTCTTTGTATGGGTGAAAAACCCATCGTTATAGAAAAAGGAGATGCAGTTATATATAAAGGATGTGAAATAGAACATTGGCGACCAGTGTTTAATGAGGAAAGTTCTAGTTGGCACCATCAAGCGTTTATACACTATATTGATTTAAACGGTCCCAACAAAAATATTAAAAAAGAAATTTAGGAATAATGAGGATCGTAATCGATCCAAGTTTTTGACCAATCCCAAGCCAACGCTGCTTCACTTTCAGTGAAAGTCGCTTCAGTGCCTCCCCCTGATATCCATGCATTTAGTGCATTTTCATAAGCAGTAGAATAATCAGCAGTAGCGGTTTCAATTTGTCCTTTTCTTGTCTCACCCCATGTAAGAAGATCGGCTATGGTTGTTGATCCCACAGCATCAGAAGTGGAGTTTAAGTCAACATTTCCCGTCATCTTGAGTGTGGAGACATCTTTATATTGAACTTCATTCTGACCAGGTAGCTCGTTCCAAATGATGTAATGAGTTGTCTCAGGAAGTACGACCATTGCAGTGCCTTTATCCGCCCACGTTATATGAAAACCATCTACTTCTATGGACTCATTATTTGATATTACAATTTGTGTCGCCATAATTTATCCTAGTGCTTTATGATGTAGTTAACCACCACGTATGGTGAGAATGAATTAGTTCCTGCAGCTGTTACTGATCCTGACAAAGAAGTCGTTATATTTCCCGTCAAGGTTCCAGATAAGGTGTGAGAATGGTTATGTCCAGTACCAGATCCGGCAGAATATGAAGTTCCCGATGGTGTAATGTTCTTGTTGCCACCCCCTGTCCAGCCCCATGTTACAGTAGGGGAATAAGGACCATTCAGTGGAAGTCCGTGTCCGTGTGAAGCTAATTGAGCCGTAGTAAGGGAAGTATTATCAATAGATCCCGTCACTGATACGGCTAAAGTGTCCGTACTTGACGCCGCCTGGTTGTTCGTCACGGCCACCGTCACGGTGTTCGCGCCTCCCGTTGCGGCCAAATTGTAAGTAGATCCGTCATAACCTTGAGGCGTCTTGCCTTGAAGATTAGGGACATTGAAAGTTGTAGAAGTGTCACCAGCTCCATAAGTGGTGCCTATGACAGTGAATAACTCAGCGTAAGTAGTCCTGGAAATAGCCGTTCCGTCGCATAGTACATAACCGACAGGGGCTGTTGTTTTGCCCCAAGGCTTGATTGCGCCTACTTCACTTCTGTTTGTAAAATCCTGTAAATTAGTCATTATATTTCAGCCTCCAACCATTTCCTGAATCGTAGTATACCAGAGCAACGCCTGCACTGTTAGTGGAAATTGTCATATCAGCCGCGTCTCCTTGAACTTTTTCAGCTCCTCCGTCAATAGTAATGTTATTAGTTCCCGCAGTACCGTCCCCATCAATGACTTTTACTTGCATTCCAATTGTAGGGGAGGCAGGTAAAGTTATAGTAATTGCTCCGCTTGAGCAATCACAAATAATATTATCGCCGTCTGAAGCTGTGTAAGGGGAGTCCCCAACTGCTTTTTCCACCCATGTTTCGCCCAATCCAGCTAAAGAAAAAATATCATACCAATTGGTGCCATCGGTAGCAACCATGCGAAATTTTCCATTTGTAATGGTTACCGTATTGCCTGTTGCTCCTAAACGAGCAGAAATATCTGCACCGCCAGAAATGTTGTTGTAAAGTCCGTAAGTTTTTTCTGTTGCTGGGAATTGAACAGTATGAGTCGTGGAAACGGTGCCACTGAATAGTAATGTATTATTTCTAGCTTGGTTGTTGGCTTGAGTGTCGGGTCCGTCGGCATTCGTCAAAGTGGTGGACGTTCCTGTGGTAATCGCCGGAACGGCGTAAACGCCTGCGATGGCGAATTCAAAAACCTGAGAAAAGTTGTTATTGGTAATGGTTCCCCATGTACCTGAATTTGTTCCTGTGGTTTGTAGTTCTGTTCTAAGACCTGTCGAATACGTTACCATTTAATCTCCTAATACCTTTTTTTAATGATTTTATGCAGCCTTGTCAACTTCTACCCAAACGGCTGTTTGCGAGTCATCCACTTCCGACCAGAAGGTTCCTCGTAAGTCTCCTGTACTACTTGTAGCAGAAACTCCTGATGCTGTAAAGACAACATCTATCTTAACTTGCGCAACTCCTGTTGCTGAAGTTAGTAAATTTCCCGTAGCCGCGTAACTAGATTCTTGCCCTGCATCACCAATAGCACTTGTCATAGCTTGGCCGGTGACGGTTATATCAAAATCCGCCGATGCTATTGGAACACCAATATTTGATTGCATTCCCAGGTCAGTCCCAGTGGCCTCCACATCAACATCAATGTTAATGGTTTCTTCCCCTAGAGAGGAAGTCAATCCCGCCGCTGTCAGCGTAACATTACAGTCCGCTGTAATGGTGGATGATCCCAAGGATCCCGTTAATACTGTTCCCGTTGGATAAACACCTGGACTGATGGCTATTAGCACCTCACCAGTACTTGCATCAAGTTCCGGCTCTGAAGCTGCGACAACGGTTATTTCCGCGCCAGCAGTGATTGAGAAGGTCCCAATGCCTGTGTCGGCTTGAACGCCTGTTACAAAAATAGAAGTAAGAACATCGCCTACGCTAGAAGTCAGTCCCGCCGCTGTAATGGTTGGAGCCACATCCCCTTGGAATGTCATATCTCCAGTGCTTGTTGTCGCACTAGCTCCCGTTAACGCATATTCACTTTCTAAAGTTCCCCAAAGATTATCCCCCCATCCAATCTCAATTCCAGTTCCTTGGTTATAGCCTCGACCCCATCCTGATTGGTAGGCAGTATGTACGCTTTCATCCCCCAAGGATAAAGTAAGACCATTAGCCGTAGGACTAACATCCGCATTAGCGGCAGTCGTTACATCATTGGTATTGGAAGTGAGTGTTTCTGCTTGTACGACAGTAACATTAGCAATGCCTTCTGCGGTGGCATCACCAGCAGTAGACGTACCATAGACGCCGGAAAGCGTAATGTTGCAATCACCCGTAATAGCGGGCGCTGCAGCGCTTGACGTAAGGCCGTCACCTGTCGCGGCAACGGGTGCGTATTCTCCCCACGCGCCACTGCCCCAAGTCTCTCGGCCCCATCCTTGTAGAGAGGCCATGATTTATTCTCCTTATGCGATCCTTAAAATTGCAGCAGTCGCTTCAGCCGCAGGAAACGTAATTGTAAATGTTCCTGAAGTCGAAGTTTTAACTCCACCAAAATCTAAAACACAGCAAGCAGCATTGGTCGTTAAACCAGTTACCGTGGAACTATTATAAATCACAGCAGCCTGTGCAGAAATAGTCGCACTGGTAAATGAAAGATCGGGTGAAAAATCACAAACAGCAGTATCCGTGGATAACACTGGAGTCACCGATGTCAATGCTCCACCACCGGCTGAATAAGTGCCTGATGCACCTACCTCGTCGGGTGTGTCGTAGATAGTAGTTGATTTACTTAAAGTCGCTTCACTATCAAAAAGCGCCAATTTAAAAGTGTTCCCTGTCGATGCAGTAAAATCATGCAATGCTTTCAGGATCTCCACTTTAAAACTGTTACAAACAGCTTGTACTATAGCCATAATAACCTCCTTTAGGGGTTCCTTGATTCGAGAGGGACACGAATGACACCGTCTCTATATTCATCTCTACGATCCCGCCCCATCTCATATGTGGCAAGATCCTGTACAGATTGATTATATTTTTGATCATATAGTTGTATCATATCTGTCGGACCTTTCAAGTATCCAAGTCCTTCTAATATACAACCATACAATAGCACGTTGGGAGCATTTTGACTGATCCACGTGGAAGTATTGGAAGCCGATAATGTATCAGGCATCCTTAGATATGCAAGTTCAACAGCTATGTTGGCACTTGGTGTTGGCGCAATATAATGCGTGTCTTGATCCCAATCAGCATAGTACTTAGGAGTACCCGTTGCTGTTCTATCAGGCCAGTACTCTGTCATAAATGAAATATCCTTCTGTAGCAAGGTTGTTCTTACATCCGCAACAACAATTTGAAGATATCGGGTCGCTCTCCAGTCTCCTGGAAGGGAAAGAAAAGCGATATCTTGGGTTAAATTAGCCGTGTCATATTTACGGTAATAACTGAGATCCACTTCCTTAAATATTTTATTTTCAACATTAACAATGAATGTATTAATGACCGCATCCGAAAGTACATCACTGGAAGTTTCCGTGTAATTTCTTACATTAGTTAATAAATCAGAATAATCGGTCATGTTGTGGTTACCGTAACATTTCCTACAAAGCTATGCAACCTTGTGGGTTGATTAGGTCGTTGAACACTTAGTGGCTGCATACTTCTGACGAATCCTGGATAAGACACTCCATTGGCATGGTAGAGAGTCACTGATTCCTCCAATGTTTGAAAACCATTAACTGTGGTTCCATCTCCCACTCCATCATACACTCCACTTAACACTGACTGATTATTAGCCTTGCGTACATTAGTATAACCCACAAAAACTGTAGCATTAGCAATTTGAGGCTTTGCATGCTGTAGTGCCTGAGGATCGGTGGGATGGTATCTGGGGTCTAATTGAGGCTGTTTAGGTTCATATTCACTGTAATGAACCCATGATCCCGTCCATTCCTTAACCATTTCATTATAAGGAAACGCCAAACCTGATCGATCTGAAATTCGTAATGCAAATTTTCCTGACGCGTATCTAGCCATAATTTTTCCTTAAATAAGATAGTTCCATTCGGGAGTAAAACTAAAATCAGATGTCTCCCTATCGGTATCAGCCGCTCGTTTAAACTCTTCTTCATAAATTTGTTTTAATAATTGAATTCTGTCAGGGGCGTATTTCATTGCCAGGTAATACGCTAGTCCTGCCGTCATACATGGAATAAAACGAAATGGAACTTGTGCATTATTGGTATAATCCCCAGCATCAAACATACGGACTAATGCATAATACACCATTGTATACGCTGTATCAGCCGCTGGATATAAATACAAAGTAGGGTTAATTGTTCTTTCCAGATAATATTGTGTTGGTCTTCCAGTCGTTGATTTAACTGTATACCCAAAATATACATCTCTTCCTATGCGAGTTACCGCATAATCACTAGTTGTCCCTCCTGATGTCTGTTGCATTACCATATCGGTAATGTCAATTATCTGCGCACTATCTCCTGCTGTAGATCCAAATAAATCCGTACCACTAAGACTATTAACGTTCGCCGCTACTGTTTTAGATTGTCTTTGAATAGTCCAAAGATTAAGTCCTCTGTTAGCCCAATCAGCGAAAATAATATTTAATGAACGTCGTGCGGTTTTTATTTCGTAACCTGTACGATCTTGTAAACCGCACCGTTCAAAAGCTTCTTCAACAATATCATCTATTGCTAAGTCAAAGCTCGCTGTAGAGGCATAAGTAGGCATCGATTATCTTATTATCGCACCACCACCACGCTTTGCAGCGCCCATGGATCCACCTTTTTTCTTATTGATAATGCCTTTTCCTTTTCCTCCGCCCCATTTTCCATAGGACTCATCTCTACTTGCTTTTAGTTGTTTTTTAGTACGAGGTTTTCTAACCCTCATTGCTATAGACTCGTCTTTACGGTCTTTATATCCTTGTGCCATATTAGCCTCCTTGCCGATGGTATTTTTTCCAGGTTCTCCGCTTATGCTTATTCTTAGGCTTTGACCTAGGGGATCTTCCTATACTAGTCCTTTTTTTGATTGGTGTAAAGTACGTTGAACGAGTGAATATCTGAACCACTGTAATTATTTACTATTCCATTTTTCCTTGGATCTAAGTGTCCATCTTTCAAAAGCTTCCTTGCTTATTTTCTTCTTTACCATCTTCGCCCCTTCTGGGATCTCCGTATGCAATGTCAGGATTTCCCCGTCATCACTCAGTTCCACCAACGCAGGACCGCAGAATGCGTCCTTTGTATAATCTGTTTCTTTTTTCTTGAGTATTCTCACTTCCTTCATGCATGAGGACAGTGATTCCATTGGAACATACTGCGTCATTCTATGCTCCTGATCGTTCATATTACCGAATATAAACATAACGATGACGCTAATTACTTCCATTTGATTCCCTCAATTTATCCTTCAGTTTCTCCACGTCATTAAGCAATCGCTCTATGTCCTGCTGCGCTCTCTTTATGTTCACGGAATTTGACATCATTGACTCCATATCAGACTGCATAGACTCAATTTGAGAACTAAGAAATTCTATGAGAAGGTCCTGCTGAGCGTCCGCGGGGAGGGACCCTAATTCACCTCGCGGCCATTTTATGCGGAATTCCGTGTTTTTCGTGAGGTCTGATTCGGATAAGGTTACACGCGTCTCAAGCGTATTTAGGCGCTCCTGGATCCCAAAAAAGGCCCAGACGCCGACCGCTGTGGCCGATAATATGGCCAAAAGGTTGCGCATAGGCATGCTGATCGCTGTGCGGTCCGATACATCGAGCCTGTCATTAGCCATTACACCACCACCATTACAAATATTATTACTGTGAGAACTGCTAAAGTTATAGATGATTTATCAAACCAATCAAACATTAGTCGCCATAAGAGTAGGAACCACCTTTAGTCTGGTTCTGTTGAATCATATTATTAGACCCTCCCTGCAACATTTCGAAGAGATCCTTATGCTGGCGCTCTATGGATTTATTTTGCTTAACTATTTCTTTGTCTTTTTTATTCATCTGCTTCATTTCTCTTTGCAACTCCTTGACATCTGCGATGAGATTTTCCAAATCAATTTTCATTTTGACCTGATTTTCGATGACTTCTTTTTTATTCTCCTCTTCGAAGCTTTTGTACATCTGGTCCACCCGAGAATCAAGTTTCGAGACGTACCATATGACTGCCACACCCTGAATCAGCACAAACGCCACGACGGCGAATGATATTTTTAGCCCGTTCATTGCTGTGCCACCATCACAATTACTCCCCCCACAATCCAAATAGCATATACAGTTATAATCAATTCCATTTTATTCCTTCCATACAAACTCCTGTTTCACGGTTATCTGCATTGAATCCTTTCTCTGATCTTTTTTGTCATTATCCTTGTCCACTTCATCTTGTCCATAGGTTGTAGTGACACTTGTTTTATGGGGTTTCATAGACATACCCGAATATACATTACATCCATACATACTGAGCGCACTAATGATAGCCAAGCTAAACATTAGCTTGTACATTAGCCTTTTTGATAAAGGATGGTTCCGTAGATAACTGTTGTAAATGTATATTTTAAGCTTGTATCAACTTTAATTCCATCGCCAGGAAATTCAATATAATTTGAATTTTCTGTTGTAGCGCCATCTGGTATTTGTATTTTAAATACCTCAGTTGTATCATCATATAATATGATTGTGCCAGTAGCTTCAGTATTCATATAATAAACACCTAAAATTCTAGCAGGACCATTATATATAGTTTGACCTGAGCCAACTGAAGTAACCGAGAACGAACTTATGGATCCTTGAATACTCATCTTTTTTATCTCCTATAAAAGGTAGGGCTTTTACACCCTACCTTGGTTAATTGTTATTACTTAGTAGATGAACTACCAAAGCTTCTAGAACTAATCGCTTTAACATAATCAACCCACATAATAGCTGCGGTTGTTGTATTGTTTTTAGTTCCCATCATAAGTCCTAATGCCAAATCATCAGGTAAATTAGTAGTT